TATTTTTATACCTGAAAGGAGGATTCCGAGCCACACGCTGCTCTCCTTTGCGTGTGGCATTACCGCAGCACCCCGAAAAGCCGAGGTGCTGCAAGCTGGACATTTCGCCGTGCCCAGCCGCAAAGAAGGAGATTTTTCCATGTATCAGAAAATCAAGGCAAAATTCAAGGCAAATCCCACGTTCTTTTATGCCTGTTCCATCGTTGCATCTTGGGCAGGAGTAGGCTCTCTGATGAATTTCCGCACGTTGGCCATCAACAATGGCGCAGCAGCTGCAATCATCTGGGCCGTGTTCAATTCGCTGGCCTGCATCTTCTTCGGCCTGTTTGCGGAGTACATCCCGACAGTCCGGCGCATCATGCAGAGCAAAGTCATGTTCTACTTCATCGGATTCCTGACGATGTTCCAGACATGGACGCAGATGTCCGGCATCTATGAGATCTTCGGCGATACCCCGATCGGCACGAAAGGCGGTATGGTCATCGTCTACATCACCAGCATTGTGTTCCTGTTCCTACTGCTCAAAGATGGCATGATTCGGAACGTGCTGTCCGATGATTTCTCGTGGGTTGTGGTTTACGGTATGCTGGCTGCTGTTGTCATCGCCGCTCTGGTCTATACCCGCGGCAACTTCGTCAACATCGACCCCGGCCTGAACGCTGCCGGCATCCAGACTGGCTTGTACAAAGGCTTCCTGCTGCTGCCCGGCCCGTTCACCTATCCGTACTACTACTCGCTGTTCTCCTACAATGACAAGAACGAAGATGGCACCCGGAAAGGCAACGTGAAAATGTCCTTTGTGCTGGCTGGCGTGATGTTCGGCATCTACATGGTGCTGGCCGCCCTGCTCACATGGGTCAATTTCAGTCCGCTGCTGAACACCCTGAAAGCAATTCTCATCACGATCATCGCGCTTTCCTCCCTGTCCACCTACCTCTACTCCGAGTACCTGGTGTTCGGCAAGAAGTTCGGCTTTGCGCTGGACGTTTTCACGGTGGCATCGTGGCAGATTCTGATTCCGCTGGGTGTTATGGGCATCTGGACGCTGATGAGCGAGCTCCGGCTCTACATCATCATCGCCGTGCTGCTGGCATCCGTTGTGCTGCACCTCGTTTCTGACCGAAAGGAGGATGCGCAATGAAGAGAGTCCTTGGTAGAAAACAGGTCAGTCGGAATATCGACTGGCTGGAAGCCATGCGGCACATCGAGGAATTGATTTCCTTGGATGAGGTCAAAGCCTATGAGTCCACTGCAGTAGAACGCATTGCAAAAGCTGCCGATGGAAAACGTGCTGCGTATGCGTGGAGTGCCGGAAAGGATAGCATTGTCCTCGGAAAGCTCTGTGAAAAGGCGGGTGTAACGGACAGCTTCTTTGCGCACTGCGACTTGGAATTCCCAGAGTACCTCTCATGGGCGCTGGAAAATATGCCGGTCGGTTGTGAAGTAATCAATACTGGCCTTGATCTTGAATGGCTTGGCAAGCACCCGGAGCTGATGTTCGTGAACGATGCCAAACATCTGAACATCTGGTATGGGCTTATCCAGAGATATTCGTTCTCGAGATACTTCAAGGAGCACGATTTGGATGTGCTGCTGGTGGGCCATCGCATTATAGACGGAAATACTTGCGGAAAGGACTATACCATTCACAAGAAGTCCGGCGAAATGCGATATGCCGCGATTGCAGACTGGCCGCATGAGGCAATTCTGGGGTATCTCCACTACTACGGTCTGACGCTTCCGCCGACGTACCAGTGGGAAAACGGCTGGGTCTATGGCCCGACACCGTGGCCCATCTGGGGAGAACCGGAAAACGCTGAGGACGGTTTCAAGATGGTTTACAGTCTGGCGCCGGACGTTGTCACCGCTGCGGCAGAAGTCATTCCTGCGGCCCGCACCTTTTTGGAAGGGAGGGCTGGCAAATGATTATCACGCAGAAAAAGCTCTCGGATCTGCACAAACCTGCCCACAACATCCGGCGGCACTCCGAAAAGCAACTCCATGAATATGTCCGTAGCATTGAAATGTTCGGACAGGTCAAGCCGCTGGTCGTGGCCGAGGATGGTGAGATCATCGCCGGAAACGGTCTGTATGAAGCCCTGCTCCGCATGGGCCGGGAAACTTGTGACTGCTACGTCATGGTTGGATTGACCGATGTGCAGAAGAAAAAGCTGATGATGGCCGACAACAAGGTCTATGAGCTTGGCTTCACCGATGTTGATGTTATCGAAGAACTGGTCAAGGAACTAGACGGGGATGTAGATGTTCCCGGCTGGGATGCGGACCTGTTGGAAATGCTGAACAGCACCGAGGACGAAGCTGACGAGATGATTGGCTCTTATGGCGATTTTCCGGAAAACGAGGTATCGTCCATCAACCGCCAGCAGACAGAGGAACACGTTCCGTATGCCGAAACCCCGACCTACCCGGTGGCAACTGCCCCACAGCCTGCTCCTGTCGTCTCCGTTGCCCCACAGCAGCCATTCACGGCGCAGGAGGTGTCTACACCTGCCGAATCGCAAACCGCTGCTCCGGCGGCCCCCAGCGGCGCAGAGCAGCACAGGTACATCCGCTGCCCGAAGTGTGGTGAACTGATATGCCTGTGAAAGTTATGGAAAGCAGCATGGATGTGCTGCAGGCGGCGAAGATCCGCATCCGAAACGTATTCGCCAACGGCTGCAAAATCTACCTCAGCTTTTCATCCGGCAAAGACAGCCTGTGTATGTCCAGTCTGGTCTACGATATGATACGCTCCGGCGAAATCAATGCCAGTCAGCTGACAGTGACGTTCATCGACGAGGAAGGACTTTACCCGTCCATGGTCGATGCGGCATACCGCTGGCGCAGGAACTTCCTGTCGGTCGGCGCAAAGTTCCTCTGGTTTTGCCTGCCGTTCAAGCAGGTGTCCGTCATCAATCATCTTTCCAGCTCCGAATCGTGGATAACGTGGGAGCCAGGCAAAGAGGATGTCTGGATGAGGAAGCCGCCTGATTTTGCTATCATGTACAGCCCCTACCTCCACTATGCCGGAGAGATGAACTACCAGACGTTCTGCACCAAGGCGTTTTCTGATGGCATCCAACTGGTCGGCCTGCGCACCGCAGAAAGCCTGACCCGCTACAAGTGCATCGCCAACACCAAGATGGAGCGCATCTCCAAAGGCGGCAAGTTCTATCCCATCTACGACTGGTCGGACAGCGATGTGTGGCTGTACATCAAGCAGCGCAACCTTGAATTCCCTGAAATCTACATGAGGCTCTATGAGGCTGGTGTTCGGAAGAACGCCCTACGGCTCTGTGCCTTTTTCGGTGATTGCGGCACACAAGGGCTGCGGTGGATAGCCGAAACAGACAATGACCTGTGGGAGCGCATCCAGCGGCGTGAGCCCAATGCCTACCTTGTCCTGCTCTACTGGGATTCCGAGATGTTCCGGCGAACCACACGAAAACGTGGTGAGTTGGAAGAGGATGCCGAAAAGAAAGACTACAAGACCTTGTGCAAAGACCTGCTTTTCCTGCACCCGGAGCGATACACCATCGCAAAGGACACCCTGTCGCACATCGAACACTGGCGAAGGCTGTTCATCAAGACGTACGGGATTGCCGAGGAAAAGCACTACAAGACCATGTATGAGGGCCTATTGTACGGAGATCCCAAGATGCGCATCCTGCGTATCCTCTGGACCGCCATCTACAACGACCACAACGCCCGAATCAAGGAGGAGCAGAACAATGGCAAACATTGACGTATTCGCACCGCTGGCCTCACTCCAGTGGGTAGACCGCAGCAGCATCCATGCCAACGACTACAACCCCAACAAGGTCAGCGAGGAAAACCTGAAACTGCTCATCCAGTCCATCCTCACCAACGGATGGACGCTGCCCATCGTGGTACGCCCGGACGGAACCATCATTGATGGATTCCATCGCTGGACAGTGGCAGGGCGTGAACCGCTGCTGTCCCTGCTGGGCGGCAAGGTGCCTGTCGTAGTTGTAGATCACCACGGTGACGAGAGCGCCGACGTATACGGCACCATCACCCATAACCGTGCTCGTGGCACACACCTGCTCGACCCCATGAAAGCCATCGTGAAGAAGCTCATAGACGAGGGCAAGACCGTGGAGGAAATTGGCAAGCAGCTGGGCATGAAGCCCGAAGAAATCTTCCGTCTGTCCGGCTTCACCAAGGACGAGTTCCTGAACATGATGACCAAAGACCATCCGACATACTCCAAGGCCAAGGTCATCCGCAGCATCTGAGAGAGGAGCGTATCGCAATGCCTGTTGTAGTAGACATCTACGTTAATAAGCCTGTACCTGTGCAGGACATGGAGTTCACCTTCGTGTATGACCCTGCAATGGTTGAAGCTGCGCTCCACCCGCCCGACAGTGGGCAGGAGCAGCCGTTCGGCACTGAAAAGGTACTGTGACGGGGGTACCCTACCATGAGCGGGCTCGACGACCCCGAAATCGTGCTAGTTAGTAAGGGAAAAATTAGCCATTTCGTTACGCTTTGTATAACGAGTTTCAAGGGATTTTCCAGATAGTTTTACCAGAAAAGGAGGTGGTTTCTGGATGTCTACAAAAGAAAGACTTGCTGACAGAAACGTGACCACCACCGAACTGGCTTCGATACTGGGAATCACAGGCCGCAGGGTGCAGCAGCTGACACAGGATGGTGTGCTTACCACCGTCAGCCGGGGCAAATTCGTGCTGTCTGATGCCGTGCAAGCGTACATCGGCAGCATCTCCCGCGGTGGGCTGACCAAGGAAGAAGCGGAGGAGGCCAAGAAGATTGAGCGGGTCAAGGCCAAGGCTGAGGCCACACTCAAGACCAGCAAGGCTAAAATCGCGCAGGCAGAAGCCAAGGAATTGTCCGGGCAGATGCACCGCAGCGAGGATGTGGCAGCCATGACCGCCGAACTTATCTACACCATCCGGGGTGCGCTGATGGCGTTGCCCAGCCGGGTGGCCATCAATGCCGCTGCTCTGTCTGACCCTGCCGAGGTTGCAGAGTATATGCGCGGCGAGGTCAATCAGATTGCGGAGGAAATCGCTCTGTTCCGCTATGACCCGGCCAAGTATGAGGCTCGCGTCCGGGAACGCCGGTCGTGGACTGAAAAACTGGGCGGTGACGAGGATGAGTGACAACGCCACAGTAGACCGCCTGAATGCTCTGGTGTCGAAGCTGGTGGCAGCTATTCGCCCACCGCCCAACGTGACGGTCAGCGAGTGGGCAGCACAAAACCGCGTCCTGTCCCCGGAAGCATCTGCTGAACAAGGCCGCTGGCGCAACAGCAGAACGCCCTATCTGGTGGAAATCATGGACGCATACTCCGACCCTCGCGTCCATCACATCGTTGTCGTTGCATCCTCGCAGGTCGGCAAGAGCGAGTTCGAAAACAACGTTATTGGGCGCACCATCGACGTTGACCCCGGCTCCATCCTTTTTATCCATCCGACAGCCGGAGACGCTATGGAGTACAGCAAACTGCGTATTGCACCGATGATACGAGACTGTCCTACGCTGCGGTCTAAGGTGGCAAAGAGCAAAAAACGGGACAGCGGAAACACCATTCTGCAAAAGTCATACCCCGGTGGCATCCTGACGATGTGCGGTTCCACCGAGGCCCACGCTCTGGCGTCGAAACCCATCCGCTATGTGCTGGGCGATGAACGTGACCGCTGGGCTACGAGTGCCGGCACTGAGGGCGACCCTTGGGAACTGGCAATGGCCAGACAGACCACGTTCTATAATGCCAAGGCGGTGGAGGTCAGCACCCCCACCATCAAGGGGCACAGTGCCATCGCCAAGTCCTACGTCAAAGGCACAATGGAACGCTGGGTATCCCAGTGCCCGCACTGCAAGGGCTTCCACGAACTGCGTTGGGAAGATATTCGGTACGATTACGACACCATCGAGACCCACGGCGAGAAAACCTACAAGGTCAAGGATGTGTGGTATCTCTGCCCGGAGTGCGGCTGCATTTCGGACGAGGTGACCATGAAGCGGGCACCCGCTCACTGGCAGGCCGAAAACCCAGCAGCCTATGAGAACGGCATCCGCAGCTTCTGGCTGAACAGTTTTGTCAGCCAATGGGCGGCATGGAAAGACACCGTGCTGAAATACCTGAACGCCTTGGGCGATACCAAGAAGATGCAGGTTGTCTACAACACCCGCCTTGGGCTGCTGTGGGAAGACCGTGGCGATGTGCAGGACGAGGATACCATGCTGGGCCGCAGGGAGGAATATCCCGCAGAACTGCCGGAGGGTGTTCTGGTGCTGACTGCTGGCGTTGACACGCAGGATGACCGCATGGAGTACGAGATCGTGGGCTTCGGCCACTTCGGGGAAACATGGGGCATCGAAAAGGGCATCGTCAGCGGCAGACCTGACAGCGATGAAGTCTGGCAGCAGCTGGACGAACTGGTGTTTGACCGCAAGCTGAAATTTGCTGATGGCGTGGAACTGCCTGTGTCCATCAAATTTGTGGACGAGGGCGGTCATTTCACCCAAGAAATACGCCAGCGCTGCCACGACCGCATTGGCAAAAAGGTTTTCTGCATCAAGGGTTTTCCTGGCTCTGATAGGCCGTTTACCAGCCCTCCGAAGCAGCAAAAAATCACGGTGCAGAACCGCTACATCGGGATGTGCTGGCAGTACCAGTTGGGCGTTGACTCCGGCAAACAAATCATCATGGACGACCTTAAAGTGCAGGAGCCGGGTGCCCGGTACTGCCACTTCCCGCGCCGGGATGATTACGGCCTTGGCTATTTTAATGGCCTGCTGTCTGAGCATTTGGTTTACAAGGATGGCCACCGCAATCCGTGGCAGTGGGAGAAGATCTCCGGCCATGAGCGCAACGAGCCGTTGGATTGTAGAAACTATGCTCTGGCGGCTTTCAAGGTGCTGCCGAAAGACCTCGATGCCATTGACCGCAGGCTGAAACAGCTGCGTGGCAAGGCGGTCGATACCCCGGCAGCAGTAAATATTCAACAACCCATCTCCCGCTCCCAGCCAACCGGCAGGAAGCGGGAGAAACTTTTAGACGACTGGTGAGGTGTGAGATATGGATACCGTGACCATCAAAAAGCGGCTGGAGTTCCACACGCAGCGGCTTGATAACCTGTATGTGGCCTACCACAAGCTGCTCTCCGGCGGCGTGAAAAGCTACCGTCTGGATGACCGGGAACTTACACGCCTCGACCTCGGCAAACTCAGCGATGAAATCAAAGAGGCCGAGGAAAAAGTCGATGAACTGACCGCGCTGCTGAATGGACAGAGTGCCCGCAAGGCATTCGGCGTTATTCCGCGCGATTGGTGATTTTTTAGGGTGACAGCCCATCTGGGCTTTTGCCGCGGGCTGGCTGCTTTTTACTCCTTTCCCCAGCCAGCCCGCTTAGTTTGAAATTTACGGAGGCGATTACTTTTGAGCGTCAGATACCGCGTCACTACTGCACCGCAAGCCAGCGGATACAGCGAAGCGGGCGCATCCTACAAGCGGCGCGCGCTGCGGGCATTCTTCCCCAACAGCAACTCGCCGAGCAGCGATATACACGATAACGCCGACACCCTGCGGCAGCGCAGTCGGATGCTCTACATGAGCGCACCGATTGCCACGAGTGCCGTCAACACAAACCGTACCAAGGTGGTCGGCACTGGCCTGACCCTGAAAGCTACTGTTGACAGGGATGTGCTGGGGCTTTCCCCGGAAGCCGCAAAGGACTGGCAGACCAAGACAGAGGCAGAGTTCCGACTGTGGGCAGAGAACCGCCGCAGCTGTGATGCCATGGGGCTGAACAACTTCTACGGTTTGCAGCAGCTGGCCTTGAAAAGCTGGCTCATGAGCGGCGATGTGTTCGCCGTGGTGAAAATCCGCAACCCGGACAAGCTGCATCCCTATGGTCTGCGGTTGCATCTGGTGGAGGCCGACCGAGTGTCCACCCCGGACAAGTTCGGCGGTCTGCTGGACGGTCTGGGCTACACTGAGGGCAAGAATCCCAGCAACGACAATAAAATCTATGACGGCGTGGAAGTGGATGGCAGCGGTGCAATCGTGGCCTACTGGGTGCGCAACACCTACCCGCACGAGTGGAAGAACGATACGACCACATGGCAGCGGGTAGAAGTGGTTGGCGATAAAACCGGGCTGCCCCAGATCCTGCACATCATGGAATCGGAACGCCCTGACCAGTACCGCGGCGTTCCGCTCATTGCACCCATCATCGAACCGCTGCTCCAGCTACGCAGATACACTGAATCGGAACTGATTGCTGCGCTGGTTCAGAGCTATTTCACCGCGTGGATCGTAAGCAATACAGCCAAGAGCGGTATTCCGTTCAACGAGGTGGGCGGCGGCGACCTGAACGGCGTTCCGGTGGATAATCCGCAGACCGACAATGCCAGCCACAACGAGAACGAATACGAGATGGGACCCGGTCAGGTGTTCCATCTCGGCAAGGACGAGGATATCAAGTTCGGCAGCCCGAATGTTCCGACCGCTGGCTTCGATACGTTCGTCAAAACACTGTGCAAACTGATGGGCGGCGCCATTGAGATGCCGTATGAACTGCTGCTGAAAGAGTTCAACGCCAGCTACTCGGCAAGCCGCGCCGCCCTGCTGGAGGCATGGGAGGCGTTTAAGATGCGCCGCACATGGCTGGTGGACAGCTTCTGCCAGCCTGCGTATGAAATCTGGCTGGCGGAGGCCGTAGCCCGTGGGCGAGTAATCGCTCCGGGCTTTTTTGATGACCCGTTGCTCCGTGCAGCGTGGTGCGGTGCCCGCTGGATTGGCCCTGTGCAGGGCAGTCTTGACCCGCAGAAAGAGGTCGAGGCAGCAATCCTCCAGACCCACCACGGTTTCCGCACCCATGAGCAGGTCACCCGCGAGATGGGCGGCGGCGACTGGGAAGAAAACGCCGAGCAGCTGGCTCGCGAAAACGAACTGCTGAAAGCCGCTGGCAGTGAGGGCGTAATCGAAACAACCGCCAGCATCACGACACAGGGAGGTACACAAAATGCCCAAACCGAATAACACCCCGCAGGTGAGCATCCAGCGCCCCTGCTATGCGATGGCCAGTACTGATGGCCAGACCGCAGATATCACCATGTACGGCGAAATCGTGGAAACGCAGCCTATCGACTGGTGGACTGACGAGCCGATTCCGGGCCAGTACATTATCGAGAGCGAGTTCCTGTCGGACTTGCAGCAGGTCGAGCACTGCTCGGAGATCACCATCCGCATGGACAGTCTGGGCGGCGATGCTGGCGTTTCCATCCTGATTCACAACAGGCTGCGTGAGTTGGCCGCTAAGGGCACGAAGCTGACCTGTATTGTGGATGGTGTGGCTATGTCTGGTGGCAGCCTTATCATGTGCGCTTGCGATACCGTCAAGGCAAACCCCAGCAGCCTTGTGATGATTCACAAGTGCTGGTCCCGCTTCTTTGGCAGCTACAACGCCGATGAATTGCGCAAGGCGGCAGAAGCCAATGATGCGTGGGACAAGAGCCAAGTGGCTATCTACAAGCGCAAGACCGGGCTTTCCGAAACCGTGTTGCTGCACATGATGGGCGACACTACCTACATGACAGGCAAGGAAGCCATCGAAAAAGGCTTTGCCGATGAACTGCTGGACGATGCCGAGCCTGTGGCAATTTCCGCAAGCGCAGACCGCCAGACCATCTACGCCAAGGGCCACGCCCTGCACCTGATGCCGGGCGTGAAACTGCCCGACAATATTCCTATGGCTAAAGCTGCCGCACCTGCGGCGGC